TCAAGCGTTGCTTTTATCTCGTTGTATTCTTTTTCTAGCTCTAACATTTTATTTTATTTAAATAAGTGTCAATTTCTTCTACTTGCTTAAGGCTTAAATTAAACCACTCTCCATTCAATCTGTAATTCCTATACTCACCATGTAAAAATAATTCTGTTTTTGTCATGTCTTCAACAGGATAAGATTTTATTTTATTAACCTTAAACGGTAATTTCGTTCCAATAACCTTTGCTCTTGTAATTGGTGTTTTTGATTTACCTATTTTTATACCATAACTTGTGAATAACAAATAAACACTTTGAACATCTTTCGGTGTCTCTTCTTTTTTTGGTTCTTTGTTAGACATATCATTAAAATCTTTATTTATTGGTTTGCTATTAAAGAATAACTCAAAGACTGATTCTGGCATCGTAAGATCTTCCTTGTTTTCATCATCACTATAAGCCCAAGCTTCTGCATCATAATGAGGACATTCTTCTTTTGTATCAAAGATAGCCCAATCCTCTAACTCTAATCCACAATCATCCAACATTTCTTGCGTTGGAGGAGCAAAGCAGTCACAATTATCTGGGTCTGTTAAACACGAACCCCCACAGGTCTTTTTTAATACTTCTATCATAAACTCTTTACTTAACAATATTACATTCCTCCATAAACTCAATTATATCTGAATATTTAAAACGTCTTGATTTACCAGTACCATAACATTTTAAACCCTGCTCTATTCTAAGCCTAACAGTGTTACGTGTTTTGACTTTTAGAATCTTCATTGCTTCGGTTGTTGTTAATAATTCTTCATTTTCCATAGTCTTATTATGTATCATATATTATTTTGTGTCAATAAGTATTATTTGTTATTGATTATATTTTAGCCCTGTGATATATTACTTATAGGCAAGTGGTGAAAGTCCATGAGAGATTTAATCTACAAATTGCGTGAGAGTCGCAAGAAAAGATTTAAGAACTTGCCTATTTATATTTAACTTATATTAAGGAGATAAGAGATGAATAAAATCTATAAGTATCAATTAGGGACTGTTGATACACAAAGCATTATTATGAAACAAGGTTACAAAATATTAGACCTACAACTTCAAAGGGGGATTCCTTGTGTTTGGGTTTTAATAGACCCAAATAATAATAATTCTTTAGTTGAGTTTAGGACTTACGCAACAGGTCAGACAGTAGATGAAAGGTCGAATGAGTATATAGGTTCTTACCAGCTATATGGTGGGGATGCTATATTCCACGTATTCATTTAAGGTAATGTTATTATTATCTTATATTAAAGAGTTAAGGAGAAGAGAATGAGTATATTAATAAGAACTATAGGTTATGTTGTTGGGTTTACTATAATAAATAAGGTTTTTCCAACAGAGTTGTTTAGTGTAGAGTGGTGGTTGATTACATTGGCTGTTATAATTGTTTCATTATCATCTCATATTGCATCAGTTATTAGGAAGAATTAAAATTTATCGTGGACTTACGGTGGCGTGTATTAACCGTTTAAGGAGAGAGTATGAAAAGGCATGATATTAAAACAATAGATGATGGTGACGGCTTCCCATATGGCGATTATTTTGATAACTGCAATGGGGAACGGTGCAAATATAATGAAGTTCAAAACCTTTTAACTAATAAAGATAAAGAAATAAATAAATTAAAAGAATTGCTTTCAGTTTGTAAATATGATTTTCATCAATACAATATAAAAATGATGGAAAGAATAAATAATCTTGAAACTAAATTACTTAAATAAAACTTCACCATAACGATTTATAGTTAGTCCGTTATCCTTTGCATACTGTTTAAAAGAGGTATACGGTTCAATTATTTTATTTAGCCTCTTTTAGCTCTTTTTCTGTAAAAGTAAATTTTTCTTTATTTTTTATATCTTTATCCATTATATATATTCTCCTTCTAATATTGTTCTAATTACTACATTTCCTACTTTTTCTTCCTGTATGTTTGTTATTTTAAGTTTTTTGTTTCTCCCAAATAGAACTTCATCTTCGCCTATACTTGCCCCAGATTCAAACTGTTTCATATTTATATAACCTGTACCTTTAGGTGCTTTAATTTTAAATAATACCCTATCTTCACCGATTCCAGCAAATGATTTAGCGGATGACAAAGACGTGCTTGTTGAAGAAAAAGCTCCGGAATTTATAGTTTTACCTAAAAGGCTTGATGGGTTACTAAATCCACTTGCCCCCCTGTATACTGTTAAATCTTTGGATAACAGGTTTTTATTTATAGCATTATCAATTGTACTAACCCATTTGTCCATAGTGGTTTTATTAACAGAAGCCCCCTCCAAACTGCCCTCTCTCAAATATTTATTAATCTGTCCGTAATCATTCTTTCCGTAAGAATCTAAAGTACTCTTTTCTGTGGAGGTATAAGGGTTTTGTTTAATATTTGTCTTTACCGTTTGGTTTCCTGTGGTTTTTTTAACACTCTTTTTGGTGAGTTCTTTTTCTGATGATTTAACTGCTTTTTGTTTCTTTTCGCCAAATAAAGATTGTCCATATTTATTATGCGTTATATTGTTATTTTTTGCCCAAGTTTTAAAATCTGTGTACGGTTCAATTATATTGTTTCCGTCTTTATCTCGTTTAATTCTGGAATCGGGCGGAAATTCTAGGTCGACTGTTATTGTAGTCCCCCTATCGTGTATGTCATATTTAGCTATTCCAGACCTACCCAAATAATACCAATTACCATCTGGATATTTAAACTTTCCCTCTTTATTAGCGTAATCACCATCCATATTTGCAGATTGAGATCTAGTCCTATTATCAAGTGTTTCTAAATCCATTAGCTTACTCTCGACAATATCTTGTTGGTTAATCCATTGATCCGTCTCGGCTGTATTTCTCATTCTAGCGTTTTCAGTTCTTAAAATTCGCATTGTCCTGTAGTTCTGACCTTTTCTTAGTTCAGCGTCTGCTATCCATTTGCCTGTTAATGAATCCCGATATCCAAGAGCAACATCTATGTTTTTATTTATGTTAGGTAAAGATAGTCCAGACTCTACACCACTAACTATAGTTGTATAGATCTGATGTATATCCGTATTCCTTGCCCCCTGCATAGCTGTGTTGTTGATTAGTTTGCTTAATGGGTATTTAACAGCACGCTCAAATTGTTTAGCTGTAAACTTAGGCAACTTTACTAAGTAGCCTTGCTCTATGCCTGTATTTACCACACTGTAGAGGGATTGTATATATGACGTGCTAAACTCTTCTGTGTATACTTTTTTACTGAAATAATCCTTATTTATATATAGTGGTCTTAATTCGTCATTTACTTCTTTTGCGAATAGCTCTGCTCTGTTTCTTTCTTGGAAATACTCTTTATTGTCTGTGGCCTTATCAGTTACTTTCATTGCTAGTGTTTGTGATTTATCTCGGATAGAATCAAATATTAATTCGATCTGTCCTAGAGTAGATTCATCCCTTTGAGATTTAAGTTTAATTATTTCCTTTTGATATTTATTAGGATTCAAGGGATCTATCCATATCGGGATCCAAACTAGGTTCATTAGTTAAAGCGTTCATAATATTCTCACGATCTTTGATAAGGTTCTCTTCATTCTCTATCTGGTCAATTCCTGCTGATGATGCTAATAGGTTTTGACTAGGAATGAATCCAGCTTCTTTAAGAAGTTTAAGAGTCTGCACTTTATCTTCTGGGATAGTGTGTTCAAAAACTATATCAAGGTTTCTCCATGATTGATTATTGTTTCTTCCATAGGTTAATACTAATCTGAATAGCTCTAGTAATGCACCTCTAAATTGTGATTCAGTGTCAATTGTTGCGTTCATTAGCCCTTTCATCTTTTGTTTAATCTGAAACGCTGTAGGTGCTGAACCATCACCAGATAAGCTATTAGGATCATAACTATTGGAAGATTCATAAACGTCATGTTCTAGTTGTGTATAGTGTGCCTGTATCTGTGGATATGCTTCAAATTTCTTTTCTAGCCATTCCCATTGACCTTGTAGTAATCCATAATCATGCTGTGTCTTTGCCATGTCTACAACGTCTAGCGCTTCACCATCTAAAGTTTTATCTACAAGTATGACACTTGCAAACGCTGACATTTCAGTTGATGCTTTTGACTTAATCTCGTCAATAATATCCTGCGTATCTAAAGTTTTCTCAACATCTCCCAATGCATCACCATTGTTTTTAAACTCTACTACTGGCACACCTTGATATAAATGAGGTCGTCTACCGTCAAGAAACTCTGTCCCAGATGTTGTAACTAATGCAGGGTAATCGATTGAATTGTATGATAAGTTAAGCTCACCTGTTGATAGAAAGAATAGCTCCTCTTTGATTGTTGTTACTCGGATCTTATATTGATTGGTATTATATAATTGTCTTAAACTCTCGGTTATTTCTTGCCATTGCATAACAGCAACTAGGATCCCAGATTCATTGTAAAATGGTGCATAGTTCCAAGGCTCTAAATAAGATAACTGTAAATCACCAGTGTTTATATTCTTGCTTAATGTAACAGCTTTAACACCATAACCAGAAGTTTTCTGTACCAACTCATTAAATATTGAATTAAAGTTGTTCTGTTTTAGAAATGTTTTTATATAGTCTACTGTTGGATCATTCTCAATATCAGACTTAACGCTAAATCCAGACAAGTACCCAGATTTATTAGAGGTGATTATATTAGGATAATCTTTATGACATTTTAAGTTAAGCCTAACATTAGCATCATTACTATTCTTGCTTGGTGGTCTAATTAAAACTGGTATTCCGTCGGCTTTTCTTCCAAATTCATACTTTGTTGCAGGATCACCTTTTAAACGATTATTAACTCCTAAGCGCTGGTTTCTTCGCTCTTGGAAAGATGTATCTTTTATAGCTTCGGAAAACATTGTCTTAACTTCGCCTAATGCTGATGTATTTAATTTATCTATAAAACTATCTGATAGTATATTATTCATATTTGCTCCTGTTAAAGCATTATACTATATATATGTTTAGTAGTCAAAGAGGGGTTATTTACGGTCTACATTTATTTCAAGATGCTTGTTAAACTTTGATTTCCACCATGTTATTAAATAAACCCTTTTCATAAATAGTCTAAGCTTGAACGTGTTCCATTTACTAATCTTTATTGTTCCCGATATAGTGCAGACATTTTCTTTTACACCATCATAACCCTTTATATCTTCTACAGGTTCAGGATCATTCATTTTAAAAGTAGGATTCAAACAATGCCCTAATTCTGTCGCCTTCCCATCATCACCTATTATGCTTATTGTAAATTTATTTCTTTCCATCTTCATTGTATCTCCTTATATACTAATACTTATTTAAATTTATAGTGAACTTTATTACACCGACAACAATAAACACCTTTTCTAGTTTTATTGTCTTTATTCCAATACGTTACAGTCATATGTCCATTATTATTAAGATCATGACATAAGCCTTTTATATATCCGATAATTAAACCTTTTAATATCTTCATATTCTCTCCTTTCAATATAAATCTATTTATTTATATTTTTATCTAACCAACCCTTACTATCCCAAGTTATACATATAAACCCAAGCTTTAAAACGTTGCACCATCCATCCAAATAATCTGGAATATATTTAAATCCATACCATCTCCAAAAATACATATCAAAGTTTTTAAAAGTCATTATTATCTCCTTATATACTAATACTTATTTATAATTTTAGTGGCTTCCATTCTTGTTTTATATCCACATAAGCATACAAAATACTGTATTGCTGTTGGATGTAATCTACTACTCGCACTTCCTTGCACCCTCTTACCACAAGATGAACATTTAATCTCTTTGATAAATTCATACTCCTTCATATTCTCTCCTTTGTATTAATACCTATAACTACACCCTTTGTCATTACCACAGGGTTAACTCACAATAGATAAGACTCTATTGTTAATCTATTGGTTGCCATTGGTCTGTTTGTGAATCAGTAAAATCGTTACGCTTACATTTATCACATTTAATTTTGTTAACTTTACCTTCTGTATGAATGCCATTTGTACAATTGCCACAATTCCTCATGTTTAACATAGTCTCTTGCTGATAAAGATGGTAATCTCTAACCACTTCAAAATCTTCTCTTGACAGCTTACTGCAAATAATATTCTCAGCTTTGTTTTTTAACTTAATCCATTCTATCTCTATCATATATTCTCCTTTCAATCTAAACCTATTTTAAATACCCTTAATTATATCCATGATGCTAATATTTATTATCTTTTGCTTTGACATATTTAAAACAATCATATGCGATACAATCTGAAGAACATCCGTGAGGTATTTCACCGCCACAATGTTGGCATTCATAAGTATGGTCTATTGCAGTTTTATTTATAGCTTTTGCCATATTTCCTATTAAATCAATAACAGGTTGTAGAAATGTTTCGTCAGCATCAGGAATAATGTTTATTACCTCTTGGGCATCTTTTATTAATTCCATGCAACCCTCTATTTTCTCAAATCTTTTATCTATCATATTGTTCTCCTTTAAATAAAATTAATACCCAAACCCTACCTGCCAAACTAGGCATGTAGGATAGTTTATCACTATAAGCTAGACTCCCACTCTTAAACCTGCTGTCCATCAAGGTGGCTAACACTAAAGAACTATTTAATTTAATTCTTACGGCTGAATAAGTTTATTGACATTTCAAGTCATGGCATAATTTTCTATCAAGTTTACTTATTCAAGCTGGGCTTATAGTTTAACAGTTACCCGTTTATTTGAGGTTTTGGCGTGGTCTAATCTTTATTAAACACCACATCAAAGAATAAAAAAAGAGCTCTACTAACTTCTCTTTCTTATGCTATCACCCATAAACACCGACCACGCTTAAACAATCGATTAGAAAAGTTAATATAACTCTCTTAATTCTTAAGCATGTTGTCGTCATTTGCAAGGGTGATAAGTCCTTTGACTCTTGTATAATACTATATTTATTAAAAAATGTCTACATGTTTGTTAAGTAGTTTAGAAAAGTAATTACATGTGTTGACAATAAGTGTTTTATGGATTACCATATATTAACGATTCGATGTAATCCAATGGTTAGGATCTCGGGATTTGACCCCGATAATCTAGGTTCAATTCCTAGCGTCGATGTAAAACAGAATGTGAATAACGGTAACGGCTCGCCTTGGACGCGTTGTCATGTAGGTTCGACTCCTGCCATTCTGATAATAAGCACCTATGATGAAATTGGTAGACATGCATGACTTAGACTCATGTGCGCAAGCGTATTGGTTCGACTCCAATTAGGTGTATTTTAATATATGGTGTTTGTAGTTCAGTGGTAGAATGTTTGACTGTGAATCAAAAGACTAGGGTTCGATTCCCGCTTTCACCCATTTCAAGGAGTCCTTTATGGAAGTTTCCCCCATGCAAATAAGAATGCAGAACAAAAAACAAAAAACAGACATAGATAAATACTATCATTTAATAAAATCAGAAAACAATGTAACAAAAGGCAATATTATTCTAACTGCGCTTAAACACTTCTATGAAACAAAAATTAAATCTCAATAAATATAACATTAATAATTCATTTATGCAATCAAATGTTAAGTAGTTTTCTTAAACTACTCGACCATCGGGCAAGATCAATTTACGTCTGCCCTTTTGGTTGGGTGCTTGCTGTTCTATTATTCCTGTCAAACAATCTACCGCATCATCATGGGCGTTGGCCTTAAATACCTTTTTGAATCTTGTTACATGGCCGTAAAACTCTGGCCATCTACTAGCCCAATCAGCAGGGAATAATATATTTTCCTGTACCATATCACTATTTGAAAATATCCTAGATTCTTTATTTCCAGATTGATGAAACCATTTAACAACAGATCTACCTTTTAACTTTTCTTTTATATCTGATGCAAATAGTCGGCCACCATTATTTGATTCTATCATGGCCGTATTAACTTGGCCACGTTCTAACAAAGAGATAACATACCCTTTAGTTTTATCCATGTCCTCTTGAGTGTAAACTATATCAGTAATATATAAATTATCATCCATACCTTGTATATAGTTGATAGAACATAAATAATCTTGGCCTGTGTCTGCCGTATCTGTATAATTAAGAATCTTTTTAGGAATAGGCAGGGAACTATAAGTTTGTAAAGACTTGTACAAAAATCCTTCTGCTGATTCTGGATTACCTTGATACATACATTCAAACTTTTCATTATTTCTTTTTCTAGTGGCCTGTAGCTTTTCTAAGCTGTGTCTTTCTGGCCATAATGCTTGGCCTTTTTCTCTTGGATCTAATTCGCTTGGTTCATCTTCTTTTATTGCTTGGTAATTTATTTTATACCAGCCCTTAAAATTAGAATCAATATCTTTAAGAGATTTTAATATTTTAACCTCTTCTTTTTTCTCTAAATACCCTATTAAATCGTCCTCATGCCATCGTGTAAATACAATAAGCTGTTGACTATCATTGTGTAATCTTGATTCGGCCGTTGAGTCGTACCATTCTATACAGTTATTTCTTATTACAGGTGAGTTCCCTTCCTCAGCGTTCTTATATAAATCATCTATTACTAATATATCAACTGGATTACCTGTTAATGCTGTTTTGCGGCCAACTAATTTAATATTTCCACCTGTGGCCAATCCATCGTTATTTATTATTTCAAACTCTTCACTTGTTCTTATGGCCTCTGATTGTACATTATGGAGTTTAGACTTTGATAACTTAACATCTGGATATATTTCAATATATTCTTTACTGTCAATTATTCTATTTATATCTCGGCCGAATCTTCTGGCCTGTGTTGAAGCATAAGAAGCAATCGCTATCATTAAATCGGAGTTATTACCAATCATTCTTGCAGGCAATCGCCTTGTTGATCCTTCACTCTTTCCATGTTGTGGAGGTACGGTTATTATTAGTTTCTTAATCTGGCCATCAACAAAATAATCTAATACTGAATAATAAGATTTATGAAATTGGCCTTCATGGAATTTACTTGTACCGTCCTTTTTTTTAGGCATAGTATACTTGGTAAAATTAAATTGAGTTCTTCTGGATAATTCTTTTTTAACTTCATCTAAATCAATTACTGGCTTTTGCAATCTCTTCCAGTGCCTTTGTTGATAATTTACTATAATCAATGCCGACTTTTTTACCTTCATCGTCTATTGTAGAATGGTTATTATCTATCTCTAACTTATCAGACCAACCAAAGTTCTTTAATGCGAAAATAGAGCCTGTATTCCCTGTTTTTCGTAAATCTTTTTCATACAAAGATTCTATCCAGAGCCTTGCCTTTTTTATAGAGTCCGAAAACCCTTCTTTTTTCCCATACTCATAAAACGTATCTTTTGAGTTAAAACCTATAAATAATATCATCCCTGTCAACGTTGGGATCTCTTCGTTTGTAATACAATCATTCTTATATTCATCTATCTTTGATTGAAGATCTTCTGGATTGTCATAAATTGGAGGTCTACCACCATTATTCATATAAACTCCTTTGTTAGCTCTTTCTTATCGCTCATTCTCTAACTCCTGTATTCTATTTGTTAGCTCTACTATTTTTAGACCAAAAAAATATTGTATCGGGTTTTCTTGTTTATTGTTTGCATTAGGATCAGTAATCCATATTGTTAATTCTTTTTGTAAATCATCTATTGTATATTTATCGCTCATTATATCCCCTTAGTCTATTATTTCTACTTCTCTATTAATTGCTTTTGCAAAGTCAATAAGTGCTAATTTTCTATTGAAATAATACATACTTAACACTTCCATATCTGATTTTCTTATATACATTATTGGTTCTTTCTTCTCTTGTATTATTCTGTAACGGTAAATAGCACGATCTTTAATAATATAATGTGGGATATATTGTTTAGCTTCCAACTTGTTTATTTCTTTTTCCCATTTTTTAGATGATGGGAACTGATATTCTATCTCTATATCATCTCTTGTAAAAAACCGTTCTGGAAGATTGTCTATATCGAGATTAATCCACTCAGAACTATCTTTATCCTTAGTTAATAATATCCCATGATCTCTTAAAGCTTCGTCCATGTTATCCATAGCCTGTTTAGATGTAACTCCAATATCTACTTTAAGATATTCTTTGTTAATCTTCTCGTGTAATTTATCACTATCATTTTTAACTTCTAACAAGTTTAATCTTTTACATATTGTGTTTATATTTACATAAAGATTATCTATATGTCTTTCTATCTTTCCCATTATACCACATCCCTTAATCCAACTATTACACCACCAACTTTAGGAAATTTTCCATATTTATTATACTTCATCACTAGACTACTAACTATAGATTTGTTTCGTTCTCTTCCCATTTCTGATATTATCAACGCACCGACAGCGTTATTGTTTGCAATTTGCTTTGATATCTCAATGGCTGTATTTATTGAATTATCAATTATAGCTTTTACTTTCTTTAATTGCTGTTCTTTATATTCTCTTTTAGCTTTACGCTTTCTTAGCGCCCTACTCATACCACACCCCTTAATATTATTAACGCTATTATTATCTTTATTGTTTCTATTGCTGTTTTCATTTTTTAGTCCATAGAGATTTATTATGGCAATCATCATTTATCTTGCAACAATTATAGCCAGACTTATCATTATAGTTCTTACAATTACCACAACATCTTAATTCTTTATTCTCTTTCTCTAACTCTTCTACTACTGCTTTATGATCTATTTCAAGTATATAATTTTCAGTAGCTACTATTTCATTTTCTTCCAACTCTTCCATGCCACACATATCACACAGTCCGTGACTATTTAATATGTATCTCTTAATCTCTTTCACTTCTCTCTCCTAAAAAACTTTTTTATCTTATCTGTGAAGATCAACCAATCATTTTTTATACACCAAAACAGCTCATAAAGAGTTATATCCTCATCGTCTTTCACTTCTCTACCCCGTTTATATATTGCTCTATATTTTCCAGAAATTCCGTTGCGTTACAATATTCTGCAATATTAAACTGTTCTGTTATATCTTTTATAAATTTGTATGATTCTAGCTTATCGGCTTCTAGTTGTTTAATACGACCTATTACAGTATCTAAAATTTTTAAATCTGTTGCTCCTGTTTTACATTCCAGTATAGACATTTGAACATCCATTATTTTATGTATTATATTCATCTTACCCCTCCAACTCTTTCAACATCTTCTCCAATGCTTCTTTGACTATTTCAATAGTATTAACTTTTCTATACTTCCTTATCTTTTTAGTTAAGACTTGACACTCTATCTTTTGATCTTCATGACATACTATTTGATATATACACTCTTTCATTAGTCTATTATCTCCACTTCTCTATTATATAGCTTTTGGGCTATTCCGTTATTAAATACACCACCACAACAATTATTAAATAAATAGTCGTTTAACTCTTTTATTATCTTCATTGGTTCTAAAGGTTTTAATCTGTATCTGTATTTAACCAATTTAACATTATCAGAGATATCTTCATCTACACGATAAGTCTTTTTAGTTCTTATATCATCAATTGCTTTTGTTCTGAAATCTAAGTTTATTTCAGCTTGTGCCCCTTCCCATCCATAACCTTGCAATATTTCTATTTCAATATCCATTCTAGTAAAAAATCTTTCTATTAGATTATCTATATTCAATTCTTTCCAATCACTCATTTCCTCTTATCTCCTACCTCTATAATAATATATATAATAATTACTGTCAACTAAAATAAACTTGGTTGTTTCGCTTTGTCTATCTCTGTTAATTCAGAATTAAGTATTTTTATTACCTGTTCATATTCTAGTATTTCGGCTTTTAGCTCCTGTACTTTTTTTATGTATAGGGTTCTTTGTTGTAGGATCTTTATTCTATCTGTCATTTCGCACCTACATAATCACCATGATAAATATTGCTTTGTAAATCTGATCCACTAAATAAGTCGCCCTGTTGAGTATGTTTTTTAAATCTAATCTCTTGATCTCTATAATAATCTTCGTCTATCTCGCACCCTGTAAAATCAAAACCCATATCGTGACAGGCTATTCTTATTGATCCAGAACCTACATGAGAATCAAATATTTTATCGTTTGGTTTAGCATAATTTTTTAATAGCCATTTGTATAATTTTACTGGTTTTTGAGTTGGATGAATACTTCCTCCATGTGTTGCTATTAATCCCCTGTTTATATTAACCATTCTGGTGGCTTTGTCAAAACTAGAATATGCTATTTCACCATCTGACATTGATAAACCCTCTTGACCTTTATACCAAAAAATCCATCCCATTTTGCTTTCATTTAAATGTTTTACAAAATAGTTAGCGCCCCATATTATTTGGTTTTCTGTTATTCTAAATAATTCTTTAAAATATTCATCACTAGGAATACTATTATCCCATTTTTTATTAATATGATATTTCCTTTTATGCTTATTGTTCTTTGTAAAAGTCTCGGTTTGTCCTGCTCTGTTTATTCCATAAGGTGGGTCAACAATTCCCAAATCAAACTCATTATCCTTGCAACCTCTCATAAACTCTAGATTATCACCTAATATAACTTTATTCATTATTTAAATCTCCCCTCATAGCTCTTATTGTAATATTCCAGATATTTATTTTTAATATATCTCTGTTGTAGTTTATTGTAATCGCTTAAAGTGTAGCCCTCTCGAGCTAACCACTGTGATTGTGTTAATATTTTCATTTCCTCTCTACCCAATGGCAATAATTATTCGCCTTGCAAACTGCTTGTACTGAACTATAACATTTGTTATTCATTATACAGGTTATACATGATTTCATTTTAACAAAGCCCTCACACTTCTTAACTCTTCGATACTATATTTATTATTGTTAATATATCCACTAAAAGCCTGTTTTATCTGTGCGTATAGATTATTAATCTCTAT